TGAGTTTAATAAGTTGTATGAATACAACGCAGAACAAATATTAAATGCTTACAAAGTAGAAGATAAATCAAAAGAGGCGTATTCAAACCTTATGAAAGAAGGTTCGAATGAAGATAGAAATATTCAGTAAACCTGACTGTATCTATTGTGATAAATCCAAGACTCTACTAAAGGGTCTTGGATTGTCTTATGTCGAGAACAGTATTAATGATTACAATACTAAACAAGAGTTTTTAGAAGCTATAGGTAAGAGAGTAAAAACCGTTCCTCAAATAAAGATAAATAGTAAATTAATTGGTGGTTATAATCAATTAGTTGAATACTTTGCTGATAAAGGTAAAGTAAATTTTAAAGGAGAGATTATAAATGAGAAAAGATAACGTAATACAATTTCCTAAAAGCAACATAAGAGAAGTTAAGTTAAAAGATTTAGCAAATGATATTGCAAATCAAATGATACAAATAAAAGAGCAAAGAGACCTAATTGGTGAGCAAAAAAAATATATTATAGAAAGTATTTTAAATGACAAAAGATAATGTAATTGTATTTCCTACTGATAGGATAGTTAACAAAGAAAAAGTTATTATTGACCAAAAAGAGGTTCAAAAGCAGTATAAGAAAATTGAAGAACAACAAACAACACAATATGTGGAAATGTCTGTTGACGATATAGCAGTTCACTTAATTAAGTATTTTATAGACTTACAAATAAAGGTAAATAAACCACAATTTATTAGAGATTTTGCACTGGTAATTGATACGTTAAGAGGTTTAATTTATAGAGATTTTGATAAAGAACACCCATCTCAAAAACTGGTCAATGAGATTGTATCTCTTTATGATGATATTAACAAAGGTCCATCAGCAAAGATTGACTATAGAAGAGTTTTAAAAAATATAAAAGACAAAAAAACTGAGAAAAAAGAAGTTTTCAGTGAGAACATAAAAGGTGATTTAAAAGATTTAAAAGATGGTGATGACATTACATTTGAACCAGATTTTGACGTATAAATATCTTTATGAATTGAAGGAGAAATAATGGTAGATAATAAATTTAGAGTGGAACAATTAAACAATCCACAACAACCACAACAAAACCCAAATCTAATGTCAAAGAAACATATGAGTTCTTGGGCATCAACTGCTGGTAAAGGTGGTAAAGCAACATATCACGAAATATTAACAAGAATTAACAATGCTAAAGATAAACCTAAGAAACTGCAAATATTAAAAGATTATGACAGTGAACCATTGAGAATGCTTATGAAGGGTGCATTTGACCCTAATATACAATGGGACTTACCAACTGGTCTTCCACCATTTAAAGCAAACAAGGCACCTGTTGGTACACAACATACTTGGTTAGCAGACGAATCTAAAAAGTTATGGCACTTTTTGGTAGGTGGTAATCCTGGTTTATCTAAAACTAGAAAAGAAACTATGTTTATACAGGTTTTAGAGAATTTGTCTGAAGAAGAGGCAAACTTACTAATAAACATCAAAGATAAGAAGTTAAACAAAATATATAAAGGTTTAACTGCGAATCTAGTAAAAGAGGCGTTTGATTGGAATGATAACTTTATGAGGAAAGATGCCTAGATTGAACAGATATAGACTGGAAGTACCAGGTGGTTCTTATGAACACAGTAATTTAACATTATTGATACTTGCAGTCTTAAAACACAGATTTACACACCTAATTAAAGAAGGTAAGTGGCAAGACTAACTTTTTTCTTGACTTTTCAGTAGAATCTGCTATTATAATAGTATACTGATTCGAAATGATAATGAAAGGAAAAAATATGACAAACATTCAAAAACAATTAGACACTGGTATTAACAACCTAATTAAACATTGTATAGATGACTATGAGAGATGGTCAACATCAAATGGTACTAAAGAACTTAGTGATTTTCATTCTAGACAAATCGAAAGAGGTCTTGGAATGCACGTCAAAAATGGTTCAAAATACATAAAAGTTATGAAAGACTTGGGTAACGGTCAAACTTCAGTTTGGGGTTTTATCGTTGCTAGTGAGAATGATAAGAAGTTTCAAGTAGGTGACATACTTATGGCTGCAGGTTGGAGAGGTCCAGCACGAAATAAAGCAAGAGGTAACGTCCTTTCTGGTAACTTTGGTAGTTCTTGGACTGGTCCTAATTATCTTTAATTAGGACTTTTTACTTGACTTTTTCGTCAGATATGGTATTATAATAGTATAATGATTCGAAAGGAAAAAATATGACAAATAAAAAAATTGATGAAATAGTAGAAAATTCTATTGCAAAAATTAATGCAGATGAGGTAGTAGAATCTATTGCTAGAATGGATGCAAGAGAGAGAGATATGTTTGTAAGAAGTATGGTTTCTAAATGGCCTGCTCTTACTAGACAGATAACAACTTGTCTTGAGAATGAAATGTACGACCAAAAGCATTACGGGTAGATTATGAATGCAATGCAAAAAATAACATTTCTTTTAGGTATTATTTTTATGTCAATCTTAATAATACAAGAATCACATAGTGAAGAAATTGATGCATCAAAAGTTATGCAAGTAGAACTAGAACGACTAGCACATAGATATTCTATCGAAGTGATAGGTGTTATGCAAGAATTTTTACCTGCTATTTTAGATAAAATTGCATCTGATTTAAGACAAGAGGCAGACAAAAAATATAAATGTAAACTTTTAGAAGATAGTGGTAATGAGTGTAAGTAACGTAAATAGACCTATTTGCCTAAACCACAACTGTAACAATTTTTGTACACATAGTGGTACAAGATGGAGACCGTTTTGTTCGAGATGTCATAGAGCAGGTTTTGGACAAGGTACATTAGCAGAAGGTGTGAAACCTTTTAAAACTGGTAAGTGTAGCAATGCAGACGGTCATTTAGGATTTTATTGTGCTATGGACTATGATAAAGCACCGTGGGCAATAGGATTGACTCAGATAGACCATAAAGATGGTAATTATTTTAATAATACCATTGACAATTGTGATGAGTTATGCGATACTTGTCATAAGCACAAAGGTAGACTGAGTGGTGATTTTAAAATACAAAACAAATATATTATGAAAGGAAGGTGAGTATATGTCAAAAGAAATAGACCATTATCTAAAGTCTTTAATAAAAGATGTACCCGATAAGTTAGACCGGTTTTATACTTCAAATGAGAAGTCTATGGTTTACTATGTCGGTAACTTTGCAGAAGATGTTATGAATAATTTTACTGAAAAGCAATCAGAAAAGTTATTTAAGAAGATTCGTGGTTATCACGATAATTACATTTTTGTTCAACGCAAGTTAAAGAATGACCTTGACGGGTATGAGTACATTGTCGCAAAAAAGTAAGACTTCTTGGAAGAATAGATTACTACTACTATTGCACACTTGCATAGTGGTAGTAGTCGCATACGGTATTGGTACATTTATGCCAAACGATTATGCTTATAAGAGAATATCAGATAAAGTAGAAGAATATTATACAGGTTGGGCATTAGGTATAGGTTTGCACGAACCTAGTTTTGAATATTCAAATGATGCAACGTTTGTAAGAGCAATGTATAAATGTATTGATTTTGTTAATTTTACTATACCCAAAGATAAAAGAATACCTTATGAGATGATAACAGGTATGGGTGCATTAGAAACTGGTTATGGTACAAGTAGATTTGCTGAACAGGCGAACAATCTCTTTGGTATCAGAACTTACAATAAAAATATACCACACGTTCTTATTGAGTCTAAAAAAGAGTGGGCAGGTTGGGGTATCAGAAAATTCGATACAAAGTGTCAGTCTGTTGAGTATCTTGTCAATTTACTAAATAGTCATTATGCTTATAAAGATTTTAGAAACGCAAGACAGAAAATGCTTAAAAATGAGCAAAACCTAGAAACAGAGGAACTGTTAAAAACATTAACAGATGTATTTCACACAACACCTGATTATACCGAAAGAGTATTAAGACAAATCCCTAGAATTAGAAAGTTTATGCAATGATATTCACGTTACTAACATTTTTATCAGCAATATCTATATCAGTCATAGCTGCAGGTTATAGTATAATGGGTCTTGCTACATTGTTTTCAGGTGCAGTAATACCAATTATAGCAATGGGTACTGCATTAGAGATAGGTAAGTTGGTGAGTGCTAGTTGGTTATATCAAAACTGGAAGAATAGTAACGTATCGGTCTTATTAAAGACCTATCTCTTTACTGCTATTGTTGTACTAGTTTTTATTACATCAATGGGTATATTTGGTTTCTTATCAAAAGCACATTTAGACCAGGTGAAACCTACATCAAATAATGCAATACAAATAGAACTATTAGACAGTAAAATAAACACACAAGAAAAGAGAATAGATAGGGCACAAAGTACCCTAGACCAATTAGATAAAGCATTAGATGTATATATTGAAAAAGAATTTGTTACAAGAGGTCTAAAAGAGAGAAAGAAACAAGAACCAGAGAGATTAGCATTGAATGAAGAGATTACAGACGCATCTAACATATTAGGTGATTTAATGCTAGAAAAGAATACTATTAAAATAGAGCAAGATAAGATAGAGGCAGAAGTAGGACCTTTAAAATATGTTGCAGAACTAATATATGGTGATAGTGCAGAAGATTACTTTGATTCAGCAGTTAGAATAGTAATTATAATATTGGTATTTGTTTTTGACCCGTTAGCAGTATTGTTGCTAATAGCTGCAAATATATCATTAAGAGAAAGACACGATAAAAAACAGTTGACAAAAGTAAATGAAAAGATTATACTAGAGGAGAAGTTAGAAAAGATATCTCATTCAGAAAGAGAGAAGAGTAAAAAGTTGAGAGAACTCAGAAAGAAAGAAAGAGATTATAAAAAGTTTGTACAAAAGTTAGGTGCAAAAGAGTTGTCAGATTTAGATGCTGATGAGATAAAAGTAAAATTAGACCAGATTATGGATTGGAATGAACAAGCAGATAAGAAAGACCCAATTGATATATCTGAACAATTTAAACCTAAAAAATATGTGGAGGTCGATAATGACAGATTTAATAGAAAAAAGGATAAGTAGAGCAGAAAAGGCAAAGTCTAGATGTTTAGATAAAGATATGATAAACTTCTGGGATAGAATTATAAAGTATTTTGAAAATAAATTAGAAAGGACTATACATTAATGAATATATTTTACCTTGATAAATGTCCAGTGAAGTCAGCAGAAATGTCCTGCGACAAACACGTTGTTAAAATGATACTAGAATCAGCACAATTATTATGTACTGTACATAGAGTATCAGACGGTGTTGAATATTATGATAAGACTGCCAATGGTAGAAAGATAAAAAGGTGGAAACACCCTAATAATAATCTAGAAGAAACTTTATATAAAGCAGGTTGGTTGAAACACCCTAGTACAGAATGGTTGTTTGAAAGTGCGTTCAATTATAATTGGTTATATGACCATATGATGGCACTTAATGAAGAATATAAAAAAAGATACAATCATACAGAAGACCATATAACAATACAAAAATTAGGTGAGGTTCTAAAATTACCACCAATAAAATTTAAGAACATATTTGAACCACAGACAGAACCTAAACCTGCAATGCCAGATTATTGTAAAATTAAAGATGATGCAGTAGCATCATACAGAAAATACTACATAATGGAAAAAAGAAGATTTGCAACGTGGAAAACACCTTCTAAAACACCTGCTTGGTACTTAGACGGTATTAATAAATTAAAGGAGAAAGAATGTCAAAGTCAATGAGAAAAGAAATGATTGATGCAGTTAGAAAAAATTGTGAAGGTAATTTACAACTGCATAAAACAAATATTGAAATATATTTAAACAAGTCTATAGGTATAGGTGAGCATAGTGATATTATACAGACCATAATTAAAGAGTTAGAGCAAGTGGCAAAGTATGAAGAACTATTGCAAACACTTGATAAACATTTTAAAGAGGGACACGTTTACTTAGATGAAAATAACTAAGATACCTGGTTTAGGTCGTTTTGGTATATTCGTAGATGACCTAAAGATAGACGATTTAAATAATGATAGGTGGTTGTTGTTAGGTGAAGAGCATCTAAAAAACTTAGTCACGATTATTCGTAACATTGACTTTAAAGATGTAGCAGAGTATAAGAAGTGGATGAAAAAATGGGGTAATCCAGTTTATCTACCTATGTTAGCATTGAAAAAGAAGTATAACATAAAAAACTGGACTGCGTTAGATTTCTTAAAAATGAGCAAAGAAGATAAGCAATATATCAAAGACGTAAAAAGAATGGTTGCATCAGATGATGGTAAGTTTAATAGTGTATTGCGAGTAACAGAAAATAAGACACCTGATAATAAACCAATGGGACTATTTGGTAGTGGTGATTTAGAATGGCATTGTAATGATAGTGGTTTATTATATTCTATACCAGGCATATCATTATTAGGTCATCAAAATATGACCAACAGTAGCACAGGTTTTTTAACAACTGTTGATTGGTATGAAGAGCAATCTGAGAGTTTTAGAAGTGAATTAGATAATGCTATTATCATACACAAATTTTACGAGAATAAAGTTGACCCTGACGGACAAGGTTATAATGACACAGTTGTTAGTAGAAATGTATTTTGTGATGAGAATAAAGTATCTTATTTTAATAATGATGGTTTACCAGAAATACCATTAGTTAGAAAATCAGTCTATGGTTACACAGGTATACATTTAGGTCCTTCTTGCTATCAAGTAGTAGGCTCTACAGTAAAAGAATCACAAACATTTTTTGATGCTATAAGAAAATCACTATT